TGTGCCTTGAAAGTTTTCTGTAAATCTTTGAGCATCGTTATATAAAATAAAAGATAAAATATTTTTATAATTTTAATATTAATTACCAAATATAAATTATACGCCTTAAGTAATTAAATAAAATTAACTAAAATATATAATTTTTGCTCGATTTACAAAATATTAAATTTGTATAAAACACAAATTTAATTAACAATATTTCTTAATGATTAGTTTTATGAGTAAATGCGATATATATCAAACTATAGTAACTATATTTTAATCTGAATCATCTTCTGTTTCCGAATTTTCTGAACTTGATGAGTTACTGAAATCTGAGTCTGAATCGTCTAGCATATATGTTTTTTTAATTTTCTTTACTTCTAAATAAGCATCAAATGCTAGCTTTCTAGCGGTTCTTGCTTTTTCTTTTGCAGCACTATATATTTCATAATAAATATCATTTGGTTTTTTTAGTTTAAGATTTTCATCATTTTTTATTTCTAAATCTGCATCCTTAAGTTCCGTAAGTTCATTAAGTTCTAAAGATTCTATTTTTTCTAAATTACTTATCTTATTTTTTATTTTACTTTGATTGCTAGAATCATCTTTTAAATTATCATCTCGTGTGTTATGGTGATCATCATCCACGTCGTCATCCACGTCGTCATCGTCATCGATATCATCATCGTTGCAATTTTTTTCAACGGTAGTCTCTAAATTAAAATTAGTAGTATTTTTAGAAGTTTTTAATATTGTTTCTAAATTATTTTCTACATGAGGTTCTACACGATGTAACGTTTCATGGTTTTCTTCTTTCAATGTCAATTTGTCACTATCGTGCGCTGTATGTATTGCTTGAGATATACTAGATACTTCTAATGATATAGGTTCATTTTCGCTTGATATAGATGAAGGAATTTGTATATTTTTTTTAATTAAACATGATTGAAAAACAGGCGTATTTGACATAATAAGAACCTGTCGTAAAATAATTTCGAACTGGAAACTTTTAGGTGTGAACTTGATACCTTGTATTTCTAAAACTGTTATTAATTCATTTTCCGGCTTTATGTCATCAAGTGACAATTTATTTTCACTTTCGTCGAACACAAAACATGTAGGCATCTTTACCAGATTTTTAGAAGGCGCTATATTTGCTCGAAGTAAATAATATTTGCCTGCCTTATATGGGCGTAGTGTAGCAGTAAAGGCATTTTCTATATCATTTAAGTCAATGTCATTAGTAAACCATGAATTTTTTTTGTCATGAATTTTTTCTACACACGATTTTTCTAAATTTTCCATAAATTCTATAAATTTGGAGTCTTCGGTTGAGAACATGAGGTCAATATATGATTTTTTTCCCGAAGAAGAAACTATACCCTGTTTAGAAATACATTTAGGTGTTTGTGCATAAAGAATATCATTGTTTATATTTAATTTTGTAAAGTAAGAACCACCCGGTAATGGTTCAGGATGGGTTAAAATGAATTTACTAAAATCAAAAGTATCATAAACGGTGCATATATTTGAAGGAGAATTAATATCCATTTAATGCTTAAGGAGAAAATATAGATAATAATAACACGCAAAAATTATATAATAATTATGTTTTTATAAATTAATTAGGAATATTAATAACTTAGTAGCTTTAAGTCGTAGAAAATGAAAGAGACAAAAGATATGAAAGATAAAATTACCGATTACTGTTTAGAGTTTATTAAAAAAGATGAGGTTAAAAAAGAATTAAAAAATTTATTTAAACCAATCGTCAACTTAATATTAGAAGAAATATATCCATATATTTATTTATCATTACTTCTAGTCGTAATTAGTTTTTTTCTAGTTTTAGGAATTTTTTTTATGTTAATTAAAAGTAGCAAAACTATTTAATATACAACCATTATATAAATAATTATTTTTTCTAATTAGATAGTATAAGTCATGAAAGGAAGAAGCCGAGCTAAAAATTGCGGTAAAAGAAGTAGAAGTAGAAAAGGTGGTGCATTAGAAGGCGCAAATTACCCCGGAAGTGTAACTAGTACTGGCGGACAATGGTCGTCCCAAGTTGCCGGTAACCCCGTCGCTGCAGCTGCAAGTGGATATCAATCATTTCTTTCGAAGTTTGCTACTGAATCTGGTGGTGCTGGCGTAAATCCGGCTTTAGCTAGAGAAATGGCGTCGAGTTATGCGTTGAGAGGACAATCTGGAGGTGGTTCAAAGCGTCATAGACGCCATCATAAGCGTAGTAAAAGAATGCGCATGAGTCGTTCACGGGGTCAGGGACAGGGACAGGGTCAGGGACAGGCACAAGGCCAGGCACAGGGACAGGCACAAGGACAGGCACAAGGCCAGAGCCAATCCGGTGGTATGTTTGCAACATTTGGAGCTCTCTTGAAAGAAGCTCTTGTACCTCTCGGTTTGTTGGCCGCACAGCAAACTTATGGAAAGAGTTACGATAGGAAAAATAGAACCAGAAAGAGTAGGAAATAATTTATTTTCTTACATTAACAGTAGTTGTAACGGTAACGGTTTTTAAATACTAAAATACTAAAATACTAAAATAATATGTAAATAGTTTAGATATTATTTGTCATAATATAATAAATAGCAATAAATACTAACAATGAGTAAACCTCCGCCCACGAATACATCAAATAATTTAGACAAATCAATTCAAAATTGGGTTGAATTAGATAACGAGTTGAAAAGATTAAATGAAAAAGCAAAGGATATAAGAACGCGAAAAAATGACATAGAAGATAAGTTGATGACTTATGTTGAAGATAATAATATGAATAACAGTGTTGTAAATATAAGCGATGGGAAAATTAAGTTTTGTGAGACAAAACAGACATCACCGCTTACGCTAGGATTTTTAGAAAAGTGCCTAAGCGAAGTTATTGCGAATCAGAGTCAAGTAAAACAAATCGTAGATTATATTAAAAGTAAACGCGAAACAAAAATGGTCCCGGAAATTAAAAGATATTATAATTAAAATAAAATAAAATATTAAATATGGTAAACAAATAGTTTAAACATTTTAACTAATTTATATACATAATATAGGTAGTAATATTATATGAGCGAATATCAATCAGGAGGAGGAGGAGGAGAAGGAGATAAAAATAATGATTTGAAAATATTTCCTTTACGGAATGAAGACCTTGTTTTTAGTAAAAATCGTGACGGTATCTTAAGTTGTGGATATAAAGTAAGTAATGCACTTTTGAATTCTACGCTTAGTATGTCAATGATGGGTGGCGGTAGTAAAGATGCAAAAAAAGAACATGGTAAAAATAAAGCAAATGAAAATGAAATTAAAACCGCAAAGTTAATGGAAGATTTAGTTATTCCATCTAGTTTATATTGTAGCAAATCTACTAACAATAGTAAAGTATTTAACTATAAAAAAGGTAAAAGAGAAAAGTCTAAAAAGGGTAGTAGATCATCTAGCGATAATGACAGCGATGATAATGTAATCGAAGAGTCATTGTACGATAAGTTGCTATCTTTAGTAACTCCTAGTAATAAAGTAAAATATGATAAAAAAACAAGAAAAAAAGTAGACCAAGATAATAAGATAAATATAAAGAAAGATACTAAAAATACACCTATAAAAAAAAGTACATCCGAAGAAGGTGTAAAAAAAAATAAAAATAGTAAAACTAAAAAGGTAAGGTTCATTTAGAGTAAGCATATTATGTAATACATATTTCGCGGCGCATATTATAATATAAAATTGAAACTAAATATTATATTATATCAAATATAACAAAGATACGCATACACGCATACACAAATACAGACAATACGTCAATGGACTATACAAAAAAATCACAGAAAGAATTGAAAGACCTTTGCAAAGAAAAAAACATAACAGGTTTTAGTACAAAAAATAAAGATGAAATTATCAAATTATTAGAATCATTTAATGGTTTGAATACTGTTGTACCGCCACAGCCCTCCCATGATTCGCAAGTTAATATAAGCGACAATGTTTCATATTTTAATACCGATATTTTAAAATTTAGTGCTGAAAAGAAGTTCGATTTAATATACTTGGACCCACCTTATGAAACGAATAGAACATTTACGGTGAATAGTTTAGACGATGATACGGGATTTACAGATGTATGGGAAGAAGACAAATATTCTGAATGGGTAAACAAATTAGTTATACATTTATCGCCAATGTTAACGCAATCTGGGACGTTGGTATTCCACATATCATCTGAAAATAGTTTCATAGCAGAAAGCATACTAAGAAAACACTTTAAAAAAATACAAAAAATATACTGGAAAAGGTGTCACGGAAAGAATACTGTAAAAAATAAACTAGGTGAAATGATTGATGTGTTGTTCGCGTGTAGTAACGGTAATAATATATTTAATATGATGTATATTCCGATCGATGAGGATAGCAAATGGGCATTTAAAAATAAAGATGACAGAGGAGAATATAGTTTAGGAGCATTGAAACACGATAGAACGCGAGTTGGAAATTTATATTCTATTGTAAATAGTGGCGTTACCTATCAAAACAAATACGGATGGAAGCAAAAAAAAGAAGATGTTGAAAAGTTGATTGAAGAAAACAGAATTCATTTTGTCCCTAGCCAGCAAAATATGTATGTTAAAATATATAAACATGAGCACAAGGGCGTGCCTTTGTCGAACTTATGGAACGATATTCATTCGATTACAAGAACGTCAAAGGACCCTCGCGTTTATCCTACGCAAAAACCTCAAAAATTATTAGAAAGGATAATTAAAATATATTCAAATGAAGGAAGCTACGTACTAGACCCTGTTTGCGGTTCTGGGACCACCGGATTCGTCGCGGATAAGTTAAATAGGAAGTGTATTCTTTGCGACATAAATAAAGATACCGAAGAAATCGTAAAAAAAAGATTCAGTGACGCAGTTTACAATATATAGTTGTCGTATATTTAGTATTGTGTAGTCTACTCTTACTGAATTTTGCGCTCTTTGCAATATTCTCTAAATTTTTTAACGGCGCGTTCTGCGCCACGTCTCAAGTTATATTTTTCGCAATATTTTTTATAGAGGTCAAGTAGTTCACTGTCTGACAATTTGCTTCTTTCTAAAATGTCTTTGTGTACATATTGACTTAGTATAATTTTTAAGTTATTTATATCTGTGGCTTCTGTTAAGGATGACCTGTATCTTAAACATAACATTTCCGGATTTATATTTTGTATACTTCCGAAATGCATAATGTCGTTCGACTTTTCTAAATTTTCCGCTGAACTAAGCAACTGATGATTTATTTGTTCATTTGAACCACCAAGAGATAGTGGAAATATATGGTCATCGTGTTGTTCTTTCTCTTTTTTATCGTATTTATAGTTTCCATCCGGCATATATATAATCCAGCGGTCGCCTACCGAAGAACCATATTCGTACGTACACACCTTGCACGTGTTGTGAAGCCCGCATTCCATACTTATCGATAAATTAAATTCCTCTAGTGTTTTGTCCTTACTGCATCTAGAACATTTTTTTGTATTTTTACCGTATTTGGTAATATATAATTGATAAATTTCCTCGGTAGTTTTGTCCTTTTTTGCTTCTTTCTCTGCATTTATTCTTGCTTCTCTGCGACGTGTTGAGCAGACCTTACAAAACCCTTGTAGGCCATCTCCGCCAGTTATAGTAACGGTATTGTCTTCGTTTATGGTAGCGCCCCTTAGTTCGAATTCTCTTATTGGAACATCAATACATCCTTCATGTTTCACGCCTGTTTTGCTTCCACGCGTATGACCAAACGTGCACTTTTTCGTTGCCCCTATTTTTTTTTCAATTTCGCAATATATCGCCATGTGATCTTTTGTAATATTTTGCCCCAATGCCGCGCTAACCGCACGCTGTTTACTTAAAGTAGTATTAGTTTTGTCGGCAGTAACCGCGATCTTTTCGACCATGGTGCTCATGATATTGCGAACAGCGGCATTTACAGGCTTAATAAAAGATTTCATATTGTGGATATTTGTTTGCAATGTTATATGAATAAACTTTTATTATATTAATTTCAATTTTATTATGGTAATGATAACATTATCATAATAGTATCATAATAGTATCATAATGGTATCATAATGGTATCATAACGTTATGATAATGCTTCTTGTAATAATATTACCCTAAAATACTCCAGCTGTTTTTATTAAATGGGGAAAGAATTATTTCAGGAACACGTTTCTTCCAGTAGTCCAGTTTCTTTTGTAACTCCATATCTTTCATACTAACTGGGTAAACCGGTGTATTCTTCATGTTATCACGCTCGTCCGAAGTTATAAGCGGTTTAAAACCGTAGCAATTTACCCCAAAACGAGCATTAGGGTTATCTATTTTACCACCGTTTATACCCGGTCTTCCACAATCGTTTTCGTGTCCTTCAATACCTTGTAATTTGTCCCATGTTTTTTGTTGCGTCGGAAAAAGAACCATTTGTCCATCAGACCACCCATAATTACACCATTCAGCACCCTTGTTATAGGCTTCTTCTACTTGTTTATATGACGCTAGACCACCGCCATATGCTTGACATATCGCCTTCGAATCATCGTATGTGTAGTTATTGCTCGGGATATTATATACTTCTTTTTTTATTTTTAGCTGGGGTACTACGCTTTCATTTGGAGGTTGCTGAATTGTGAGATCTACTTTCGGTTTGTCTGTAAAAATATCTTTAATAGACGCGGTAAAATTAACGTTGAAAAAATATTGAAACCCATTAATAA